TGGGCGCATACAGTCCGACACTGTTCATATTTAGTGTGGGGTTTTCGTCAGGATCTGCGGTAAACATACTGGGTACCAGGCCCATGCCCTGCGGGCCCGGGGCCACGCTCACAGGGTGTTCAATAGACACTGTGTTGTCGCCTTGCGCAACAACTTTGGCAATAAGTTCTTCTCCTGAGTTTAACTTAAAGGTGTAAACTTTACCTGTTTCAATTGATTGCATTTTTAAACTTTCTGTATAACGTATTGATAATTGATCATGCCAATGGCAATATGCTTTCTAAACATATTAACAAAAGCATCAATGCTCATTTTAGGATGGTCCAACACATCCGGGGATTCATTCCACAAATAGTCGTCAAATATCATATAGCCTTGTTTTTTAAGAAGACCAAATGCCATAGTAGCATCTGCTAACACAGCATCAGAACAGTGACTTCCGTCTACATATATAAGATCAAATTCCCGACGGTCTACAATTAACTGTGCCAGGCCATGATAGCTCATGACCGGCATGACTTCAACTGTTTGTGTGGGCAATTTTGTTAGGTCTGTATTGTGCCGGTGTATGTCTTGAATAATACGTTGCTCAGGTAACTCATCGTTTTTGTATGCATTCATTGGTGTGTTACCAAACGGATCAATGCAAGTGATAGTTCCATCTTTGGCCAACAAGTTTTCCAGCATCCAACAAGTGGCGCGGCCTTCGTGCGAACCAATTTCCAAGATACTAGATAACTTTTGTTCAGCATGTTCCTTGACAAAGTTAAAGTTTACCAAACCATTTGAAAACCAGTCAGCTGTGAAAAAGTGTTTGGTTTCAAAGTCTGGTATATTTTGTCGAAACCAGTCTATTGTGATGTTGTCTAAATCAGGCAAGTTTTTGTCTGAGCTCATTGAACCCTCCCACATGTGCATCATCTAAAAAGATTTGCGGTAGTGTGCGGGCAGTTGGAACTGCTTCTAATAATTGTTCTCGGGTCCAGCCATGCATAATATTGCGTTCTTCGTATTCAATGCCTCGGCTTTCAAGCAGTGCTTTGGCTTGAACACAATAAGGACATTGATCCTTACTCCATACTATCGCTTTCATTCAGTTTCCTTGTTTTGATGTATCATAAGTTTGTGCAAAAATATCTTTCTTTACAACGCCATAGTCACCAGGACCATGCTTGACAATATAATCATTGCCTTTGGTATATTCTAAATTGCCCCAGCTGGCTTTTACAACACCATCATGGTCAGCAAGTCGAGCTACCTTCATGATCTTCTTGGGTGTTGCCGTGCCGTCGCCGTTGTCATCATAATAGGCCGTAAACTTGATAGGGCTTACAGGATACCGTTCGCCCTTGGGGCCTGTAATAATCTTGTGTCCCACTGTATATGCAACAGGACCTTCTAGTGTGTCTACTGTGCCGTTGTCTGTGGCAGTTTCATACTTGATGGGAGTAGGGTGCTTGTAGGTTTCAAACCCACCTTGTTGGAACCATTCGTCGTTAATCATAAGTTTGGTAACTCGTCGTAATCAATATTCTCGCTCATTACACCAATAACATAGTTGGTGCTTTCATTTTCCTGTAGTGCTGTTTGCTTTTTGCTAACATCAACGTGTTTGTTAAACCAAGGAATTGGGGTGCTACGTGGTGCAGGCTCCTGGTACTTGATTCCAATTTCTTTAAGTGCATTGACTGCTGTGTAGTCCACAAAGTCTTTGAGAATGTTAGCGTTAAGTCCAATCACGGGGCCTTTCTTGAACAAGTATTCAGCCCAGGCTTTTTCTTCACGGATCACATCCAAGTACATCTGATACACTTCAGCTTCACATTCTGCTTTGGCCTTGGCAAAGCGCGGATCTTCTTTGACAACCTGATTGATCAACCAAGCTGTCCATTCCTTGTGCAGAATCTCGTCTTGCAAGATCAAGCCAATAATATTACCATTGCCCATAAAGATGCGATTCTCTACCATGGCTAAACTAGTAGCAAAGCTAACCATAAAGCGGAATGCTTCTAGTGCATAACTAGCGTTAAGAGCCATCCAAATTGCTTTGATGTGTTCATGTTCAGAAAACTTTTCTAACAATTCTTTGCGACAGTTGATCATGTGCAACTTATCATAGTAGTTGCCCACACTTGATGCCATGTCCACAATCTCTTGTGTGTCGTGGATAGTGTTGAACACATCCTTGGGCACGTTGTAGATGTTGCGAATGATGTGACTGTAACTGCGACTATGAATGTTTGTTTCAAAGAATGTCCAGTTGTACACCAGGGCCTCTAGTTCGGGAATACTCACAACAGGTGTAAAGATTTGACTTGGGCCACGTCCTTGTAAACTGTCTAGTGCTGTTTGCCGTAGTAGATTTGATGTAAAGATATGCTTGACAGTATCTGATGCGTCTTTGAAGTCTTGTGCGTCTTTGGTTAACGAGATTTCTTCTGGTACCCAAAAGAAGCCACGTGCTTCTTGCTCGTACTTGACTAGTTTGTTGTATTTGACTTCTTCAAATCGTTGTACTGTTACCGGGCCTGCTGGGTCCAGGAACATCTTGCGATTGAGATAGTCTGTTTTTAATTTTAAATTGTATTGTGCTTGACTCATTGTATTACCAGTGTCTAATTGTGTTGGCTATGATAAAGCCACAAGTTATAACATGTATTATAACCCAAAATGTTTTAAAGAACAAGGCTATTCGAGCTTCTCGAAGTGTTAGTATAGGCACATCAGGACGGTCATGATCTGACTCGCCCATCAAGTGCCCAGTTGCTCGGGCCCAGACTTTTTCTAAGCTATTCAAAGTTTACACGCCTCGCAATCTTCTTCAAGATCAAAATCAATCTCAAGTAAGGGTGCAGGTGCATCTTCTTTGACCATCTTGCTGCCAGCCTTGTTGATTAAGCTGTAGTAGAATGTTTTCAGTCCCCAGTAGTGTGCTTGCATCAAGTTCCGGGCAATCAGTGTGGTGGGAACTTTGCGGTCAGGAAAGTGTGCAGGGTTGTAGAATGTGTTTGTTGAGATTGACTGATCAACGTAAGCCGCCAACACAGCCGCGGTCTTTAAGTAGCCGTCACAGTCTTTTTGTGCCCACATCATTTGATACTTGTTTTTAAGTTTGTGATACTCGGGCACAACCTGTGTTAATGATCCTGCTTTGGATTCTTTAACAGAGATTAGACTCATGGGCATTTCAATGCCGTTGGTTGAGTTGATAACCACACTACTAGACTCTACAGGAGCAATGGCCATCAAGGTAGCATTGCGTACCCCGTAACTGCGCATCTCTGCTCGCAAACCTTCCCAGTTTAGTTCAGGAGCAAAGTCCGTGAGCTCGTTGACCCCGGCGCTACGTCTCTCCCAAGGAAAGACACCTTTACCATACCAGGTGCGGTCTGAATCTTTGCAACGGCCCCGCTCCTTAGCAAGCTCAACTGTGGCTTCGGTAAGGTAGAAAGCCTGATGTTCCATCCAGCTTTTGACTTCGGCCAAAGAGTCCTTGTCACCATATTGGAGTCCTCGTTTGGCATGCCAGTAAGCCAAGTTAGTAATGCCGATACCAAGCGGCTGGATTTCGTCATTCGATAACTGCGATTGGATTGACAGGAAGTCTTGGTAGTCAAGGATATTGCACAAGGATCTCTGCAGAATTCTACAAGCTCTGCGCATGTCTTCAGGATTCCGGAATGCACCCCAGTTAATACTTCCAAGCGTACAGAGCGCGATTCGCCCATCAGCGTCATCCAGGCGCTTAAACGATTTTGTAGGTAAGAGAATTTCACAGCAAAGATTACTCTGGTAAATGGTGTGATACTCAGAGTCAAACGGACCCTGGTTCATCACGTTGTCAATAAACACAAGATAGATACGACCAGTGTCTGTTCGCTCTTTCAGTATGCCCGACTTGAAAACTTCTTCAGCACTCATGGTCTTGGTGCGTAAGTCTTTACGTTTTTCGTATTTAACATACAGCTCTTCAAAGCGTTCGGTATTTTTATAAAACGCTTCGTATAAGTCTGGTACTTCGTTGGGATCAAAGAATGTTATGTCTTCTTTGTTTTTGAATCGTCTCCAGAAGAAAGCACTAAGCACAACCCCATAATCCATATGACGGACTCGGGTTTCTTCTGTTCCTTGGTTGTTCTTAAGGACAATAAGGTCATCAAACTGAAGATGCCAAATAGGATAAAAAACAGTAGCACTTGCATTACGAATACCTCCTTGACTGCAACTACGCAGGTCACCAAACCACTTCTTCAAGAATGGGATCATACCTGTGTGCATAATTTCACCACCACGAATGGGTGAACCTAGTGGTCTTAGACGACCAATCTCCAAACCAATGCCGGCACGTTTGCTGGCATACTTGGCCATCATCTCGCCACTAGCGAATATACTATCAAGATCGTCGTCACTCCTGATAAGCACACAACTACTAAACTGTTTAGTAGGAGTGCCGAGCCCTGCAAGCACAGGTGTAGCAAGAGTAAACAAACCATCACTGGCGGCTTGATAATATTCTTTGATATAACGCATTCTAGCTGAGTTAGGCTCTTCTTTGTGAAACACTGTAGCCGCGGCCACCATGTATCTGACTTGTGGAGTTTCATAAATTTCCTTAGTGCTACGATTACGAACAAGATACTTTTCAATCAGTTGTTCCACTGCCGCGTAACTGTATTGCTCATCCTTGACATGATCCAGCATGTCATTCATACGGTTCCAATCAGCCTCATCGTACCATTCCAGGAGTTCGGCAGTGTACAGGCCTGTGGCCACGTTTTTCTTCACAATCTCATACAAGTGGGGAGGCTGATAGGAACCGTATACGTCTTTGCGTAACATGCTTAGTCGTTGTTTGCCTGCCACGTATTGATAGTTGGTATGTCCCACGTCAGGGTTTGACTCTACGTCAATTAGATCCACTATG